AGCCACTGAAACTTATATACATAAACCATTTGCAGAAGAACCCCTTATGGGAAAGGTTAGATACATTAACAAGAATTTGTTGGAGTATGGCATATCTGAGGGAGATTTAGTTACATTTAAACCAGATTCTGAGTATGAGTTTAATGTAGACGGAGAGAAGCTGTATCGAATGTTTGACCATCATATAACTATGTCTTTATGAAGCATACTATAAAATGTAGTCAGTGTGATAAAATATTTACTGGTGGATACGATTACAGAATACATTGGGAAAAAGCTCATTTAGATAATGCAATAAAACAAAATGAAATCAGAAGAACTCAAGAAGAAAATAATTGAAGCAGGTAGAAAGGCTGTGGAACAGCTTATTAAGGTTGCTAAAGAAGATATAATAAAGCATGACCCAGAAGACGAGCTTGCTGCTGATAGACTGAAAAACGCAGCAGCTACCAAAAAGCTTGCCGTCTTTGACGCTTTTGATATTTTAAATAAGATAGACCAGGAACAGGAAAATATAGATTTAGCTAATAATACAAATACTAAAGTTGAGACCAAACAAGGATTCGCAGAAAGACGTTCAAAATAACTTATATAAAGTTATTGAGGGCTATATTCCAAAGGGAGTTTTAGCTAATAAAAATAGAGCTAAGACTTGGGAGTATGGCTACAATGAAAAGTATGACTTTGTTTGTATATCCAAAACAGGTAGCCTTGGAGACATTGTTGAAATATCTGGATTAAAGATAGGATTACCCCCAGCTCCTAAGCAGTGTTTTTCTAGGTCTAAAAACAAATCGGAGCAATATTGGGAACGACAGGAACTCCCTGGTGAGTTATCTAAAATATATTCTATATTCCAATGGAATGAGATGCCGAGTCCTTTTAAGTCTAAATGGGTAGATTACATAGAGTCTGAATTTGATAAAAGAGAAGAAGGGCATTGGTTTATGAATGATGGAAAGCCAACGTACATAACAGGCTCTCATTATATGTATTTACAGTGGTCTACGATTGACATAGGATACCCAGACTATAGAGAAGCCAATAGGATATTTTATATTTTCTGGGAAGCCTGTAAGGCTGACAAGAGGGCTTTTGGTATGATATACCTAAAGATAAGACGTTCAGGGTTTTCTTTTATGGGTTCTTCTGAGTGTGTTAATTCAGGAACTCTGGCTAAGGATTCAAGGGTTGGAATACTTTCAAAAACTGGAGCAGACTCCAAAAAGATGTTTACAGATAAAGTAGTTCCGATATCCAATAGACTTCCGTTCTTTTTTAAACCTATACAGGATGGTATGGACAAGCCTAAAACAGAACTAGCGTTTAGAATACCAGCGTCAAAGATTACTAAAAAGAATATGTACGAGAGTATTGATGATGAACTTACAGGTCTTGATACAACTATTGACTGGAAGAATACAGATGACAACTCGTATGATGGTGAAAAGCTGTTGCTTCTTGTTCATGACGAGAGCGGTAAGTGGGTCAAGCCAAATAATATATTAAATAACTGGAGGGTTACTAAGACCTGTTTGAGGTTAGGTAGTAAGATTATTGGAAAGTGTTTGATGGGGTCTACGTCAAACGCACTTGACAAAGGGGGAGATAACTTCAAAAAACTTTACGAGGATTCGGATGTAACCAAAAGAAACGCCAACGGACAAACAAAGAGTGGAATGTATTCTTTGTTTATTCCAATGGAGATGAACATGGAGGGATTTATAGATATCTATGGCCAGCCAGTATTAAGAGCTCCAAGAGAAAAGGTTAGGGGTGTTGATGGTGAGTGGATTACTAATGGTGCTATTGACTATTGGGAGGCAGAAGTAGATTCCTTGAAATCTGATGCGGATGCTTTGAATGAATTTTACAGACAGTTCCCAAGAACAGAATCTCATGCATTTAGAGATGAAAGCAAATCATCTTTATTTAATTTAACCAAGATATATCAACAGATTGATTACAATGATTCATTGATAATGGAACACCACCTCACTAGAGGTAATTTTTATTGGCTCAATGGTATAAAAGATAGCAAGGTGGCTTTTAGTCCAGATAAGAGGGGAAGGTTTTTGATTAGCTGGACACCTCCTAAAGGATTGCAAAACAATGTAATAGATAGAAGGGGTATAAAATTTCCTGGCAATGACCATATAGGTGCATTTGGATGTGACTCTTATGACATATCGGGAACTGTTGGTGGTGGAGGTTCTAATGGGGCGCTTCACGGAATGACTAAATTTAGTATGGAAGAAGCACCAGCAAATGAGTTTTTTTTAGAATATGTAGCTAGGCCACAGACTGCTGAGATATTTTTTGAAGAAGTACTTATGGCCTGTGTGTTTTATGGAATGCCTATTCTTGTGGAGAACAACAAACCTCGTTTGTTATACCACTTTAAGAACAGGGGCTACAGAGGGTTTTCAATGAATAGACCAGATAAGCACATATCAAAACTATCAAAGTCAGAAAAAGAGCTAGGTGGTATACCTAATAGCTCGGAAGATGTGAAACAGTCTCATGCTGCTGCAATTGAATCTTACATAGAAAAAAATGTAGGAATAGATTTTGAAGGGCAGTTTAGAGAAGCTGGAGATATGGGTTCTATGTTATTTACTAGGACTTTAGAAGATTGGGCAAAGTTTGATATTACCAACAGAACTAAGTTTGATGCTAGTATTAGTTCTGGTCTTGCTATTATGGCAACACAAAGGCATATGTATCAAGTAGAAAAAAAACAATCAAAAATAAACCTTAACTTTGCAAGGTATACAAATAAGGGAACTTTAAGCGAATTAATAAGATAGATGAAAGATGTTAAGATAGACATTGCATCTGTAGGATTTCCAAGCCAGTTTGTTTCTGATGCTGAAAAAGCTACTGATGAATTTGGTTTACAGATTGGTCAGGCTATTCAATACGAATGGTTTAAGAAAGACGGAAATCAATGCAGATACTACAATCAATGGAGAGACTTTCACAGATTGCGTTTATATGCAAGAGGAGAGCAATCAATAGCTAAATACAAAAACGAAATTGCGGTAGATGGAGATTTATCTTATCTAAATCTAGACTGGACTCCAGTTCCTATATTGCCAAAGTTTGTTGATATTGTAGTGAACGGAATGCAAGACCGTGAGTTTAAGGTAAAGGCCTATGCTCAAGATGCATTATCACAAGCTAAGAGAAGTAAGTATCAGGATATGATAGAGGGTCAGATGGCCGCTAAGGATATCCTAACTACAATACAAGAACAAACAGGCGTTGACCCTTTTATTATGGACCCTGATGAACTTCCGTCTTCTGACGAGGAGTTGTCATTATATATGAATCTTAATTACAAGCCTGCAATAGAGATTGCTGAAGAAGAGGCTATAGATACTATGTTTGCTGAAAATCATTATGATGATATTCGCAAGCAGTTAGACTATGACTCTACGGTTATAGGAATGTCTGTAGCTAAGCACGAGTTCTTGCCTGGAGCTGGAGTTAAGATATCATATGTAGACCCCGCTAATGTTGTATACAGCTATACTGAAGACCCACACTTTAAAGATTGTTTTTATTGGGGTGAGATTAAAACCTTACCTATAACTGAACTAACAAAAATAGACCCCACCATTACTCGTGAAGATTTAGAAGAGATATCTAAATACAGCCAGAGTTGGTATGACTATTATAATGTAGCTCAGTTCTATGAGAATGATATTTTTTATAGAGACACTTGCACCTTGATGTATTTTAATTATAAGACCACTAAAAAGATGGTTTATAAGAAAAGAATACTTGAGGGCGGTGGTTCTAAAATGATAGAGAAAGACGACACTTTCAATCCTCCACAGGAAATGATGGAAGATGGGAAGTTTGAGAAGATAGAAAAAACTATTGACGTATGGTATGATGGAGTAATGGTTATGGGTACTAATATTATTCTCAAGTGGGAACTTGCTGAGAATATGGTTAGACCAAAGTCATCATCTCAGCACGCCTTACCTAATTACGTTGCTGTAGCACCAAGAATGTATAAAGGAGTTATTGAGTCTCTTGTTAGACGAATGATTCCTTTTGCTGATTTAATACAAATCACTCACTTAAAACTTCAACAGGTAATTGCTAGAACAGTACCTGACGGAGTCTATATAGATGCTGATGGCCTTAACGAGGTTGACTTAGGTACTGGAGCTGCATATGACCCATCAGATGCCCTTAGGCTATACTTCCAAACGGGTAGTGTAGTGGGTAGAAGTTATACCCAAGATGGAGAGTATAATCAAGGTAAAGTGCCTATACAACAGCTCACAAGCAGTTCAGGCGCTTCTAAGACACAAATGCTCATAGCTAACTATAACCACTACCTAGACATGATTCGCTCTGTAACGGGCTTAAATGAAGCGAGAGACGGTTCTACACCATCTCCCGATGCTCTTGTTGGTGTTCAGAAGTTAGCAGCATTAAATTCAAATACTGCAACTCGACATATATTAGAAGGTAGTCTTTATATTTATAGAAGTTTGGCGGAAGCCTTGACTTATCGAGTAGCTGATATATTAGAGTACTCTGACTTCAAAGAAGACTTTATAAATAAAATAGGGAAATACAATGTAAGTATACTTGGAGAGATAAGTAACTTATATATTTATGACTTTGGTGTATTTATAGAATTGTCTCCAGATGAAGAGCAAAAAGCAATGCTTGAGCAGAATATTCAAATGGCATTATCTAAAGGAGATATTAATCTTGAAGATGCTATTGATATTCGAGAGATTAAGAATCTTAAACTTGCCAATCAGTTGTTAAAAGTAAAAAGACTAGCTAAGCAAGAGCGAGACGAAAAGATGGCCATGCAAAAGCAAGCAATAACAGCTCAGCAACAACTCAAATCACAAGAAATGGCTGCTCAAGTTGCTATGCAAAAAATAGAGCTTGAGACTCAATCTAAAATGAAAATCAAGCAAGCTGAGATAGCTTTTGAAATAGAGAAAAACAAAGCTGAAGCTTCTCTCAAGTCACAGCTTATGCAACAAGAGTTTAATTACAACTTACAGTTGCACGGCATGACTGAGCAATCTCTATCAAATCGAGAGTCTTCTAGGGAAAAAGCTAAGGCTGATAGAATTAGTCAACAAAATACAGAGCAGAGTAAATTAATATCTCAACGCAAAAATAATTTACCTCCTCAAAATTTTGAATCTAATGAAGACAGTCTGGATGGTTTTGATTTATCAGAGTTTGAACCTCGATAATGAGCATTGATATTTTAACTAACTTTGTAACTTAAATTAAATTAAATGGAATTAAAGGTAAAAGCGGTTGAATCCGTAGAAGAAAAGTCTATTCAAGAAGTTGAAAAAGAACTGCTTGAAAAGCATGAAGAGAAATATAATTCTTCTGAAACAGAAGATACACCAAAAGTAGAGGTGTCTTCTGTTGAAGAAAGTGTCGTTGACGACACTTCTGAAGAAGAAGTATTAGAAACCTCTAACGAGGAAACGACAGAAGCTGTAGAAGAACAACCCGCAGAGCTGTCAGAAGAAGACGTTCTTTCATATATTGGTAAAAGATATGGTAGGGAAATTAGTTCTTTAGAGGAGCTAACTGCGGCTAGAGAGGAAGCTGAGCAGCTTCCTGAGGATGTTGCAGCCTACTTTAAATATAAAAAGGAAACAGGAAGAGGTATTGAAGACTATGTAAAACTACAGAGAGACTTCAATGCAATGAATCCTGATGCTTTGCTTCGTGAATACTTAACAGTAACTGAAGGGGAAGGTTTAGACGCAGAAGACATAGATGCTCTTATGGAGGACTATGCTTATGATGAAGAGCTTGACGATGAAAGTGTTGTTAAGAAAACCAAGTTAGCAAAGAAAAAAGCTATTGCTAAGGCAAAGAAGTTTTTCAATGAGCAAAAAGAATTATACAAACAACCCCTTGAGTCAAGACCGGTTGCTGATTCTGAGCAAAACAATGAAGAAATTCAAGCTTACAGGCAATATTTAGAATCTGTTAAAACTCAACAAGAGGAGGCGGAAGCAAAAAGAAGTTGGTTTTTAAAGGAAACCGATAAAGTATTTACTGATGATTTCAAAGGTTTTGATTTCACTATAGACGATAGAACAGTAACTTTCTCTCCAGGTGATGCAGCTACGATTAAGAAAAACCAAGAAACACCGATGAACTTTATAAATAAGTATATCGATGACAGAGGTTTAATTAGCGATGCAACTGGATACCACAGAGCTTTAGCAATTGCAATGAATCCCGATAAGTTTGCCAAGTTCTTTTATGAGCAAGGCAAATCAAGTGCTACTGAAGATGTGATGCGTAAGACTAAAAATATAAATATGACTGAGCGCCAAGCACCTGAAGTAACAAACAAGGGAGGATTTCAAGTCAGACCAGTCAACCCTGATTCTGGGAGAGGTCTAAAAATTAGAAGTATAAGAAAAAAATAAAAATTTAAAAAATGGCAGGAAGTGTTCAGGCGACCCCAGGGTACGCTTTACAACCAAGTGCAGAACAAGTGCCCTTGGCAACAAATTACATTACAAACTTTGATTTCTTGAATCAGTATTTACCTGATACATATGAAAAGGAGTTTGAGCGGTACGGAAACCGCACCGTAGCATCTTTTCTACGTTTAGTAGGAGCTGAGATGCCATCTAACTCTGACCTTATCAAATGGGCAGAGCAAGGAAGACTACACACAAAATATACTAACTGTTCTTCAGGAGCTGCTGCTGCTGCCGATACAGCTACTATTACTGTAAGTGATACACTAGTACCTGGTACTGGAAGCATCGCTATTCGTGTAGGGCAGACTGTTGTTATTTCTGATAACGCAGGTTCTGGATTGAATAAAGGTATCGTTACTTCTGTTGATACAGCAGCTGGTACTTTTGACGTAGCTTACTATGAAGCTGGTGGACAAGTGTTTGGAAACACTGAGACTCTTACTGTATTTATCTACGGTTCTGAGTTCAAGAAAGGTGCTAACGGAATGTCAGGTTCATTAGAAGCTGATGACCAAATCTTTGACAACTCTCCAATTATCATTAAAGACAAATACGCTGTTAGCGGGTCTGATATGGCACAAATCGGATGGGTTGAAGTTACTACTGAAAATGGTGCATCTGGATATCTATGGTATCTAAAATCAGAGCATGAAACAAGACTACGTTTTGACGATTATCTTGAGACTGCAATGATTGAAGCTGTACCTGCTGAAACTGGTTCAGGAGCTATTGCTGCTACTGGTGATGTAGGAAACAAAGGTTCTGAAGGTATCTTCTACGTTGTAGAAAATCGTGGAAATGTTTGGGGAGGTGGAAACCCATCTACTCTAGCTGACTTTGACGCAGTTATTTCTCGTTTAGATAAGCAAGGAGCTATCGAAGAAAACGTTCTTTTCGTTGATAGAGAATTTAGCTTTGACATCGATGATATGTTAGCTGCTCAAAACTCTTACGGAGCTGGTGGAACATCTTATGGTTTATTTGACAATGACAAAGACATGGCATTAAACCTAGGATTCACTGGATTCCGCAGAGGATATGACTTCTACAAGTCTGACTGGAAATACTTAAATGACCCAACTATGCGTGGTGGTCTACCTACTGGAGCTAACTCTGGCCGTATCAACGGACTTTTAGTACCAGCTGGTTCTACTACTGTATACGACCAGATTTTAGGTAAAAACGCGAAGAGACCATTCCTTCACGTGCGATACAGAGCTTCTGAAACAGAAGATAGACGATACAAAACTTGGATTACAGGTTCTGCTGGAGGAGCTGCTACATCGGATTTAGATGCGATGGAAGTACACTTCTTGTCAGAAAGAGCTGTATGTACTTTAGGTGCAAACAACTTCTTCTTATTCCAAGAGTAGTATTAATTACCAAGGGAGGTTTAACCGCCTCCCTTTTTTTTAAATCTAATTAAATCATATATAATGAAAAAAAATACATTAGTAGACAAGGTCTACAAACTTACAAGAGATTCAGCACCATTATCTTTTTTACTACCTTCTGCTGGGTCAAAAAGACAACCCTTACTATATTTTGACGAAACAAAAGGAATCAACCGAGTGTTGAGATATTCCCCTAATCAAAGGTCTTGTTTTGAAGACGAACAAGATGGACAGGTGGTTAGAGAACCCATTGATTTTGTTGATGGTTTTTTAAGAGTTCCCAAAACTAATCCGGTTTTGCAGGAGTTTTTGTATTACCATCCTCTTAATGGTAAAAAGTTCGTTGAGGTAAACGAGGAGAAAGACGCTGCTTCTGAAATAGAACAGCTTAATATGGAAGCAGATGCTCTTATTGAAGCCAGAAAGCTTTCTGTAGACCAAGTAGAAACCATATCAAGAGTTTTGCTTGGAAGAAACACAGAGCAAATGAGTACAGCAGAGTTGCGTAGAGATATATTAATATTTGTTAAGCGTGACCCTCAGACTTTTTTAAAGATGATAAATGACCCTATGCTCAAATTACAATCTAACGTACAGTTATTTTTTGACAAAGGAATGCTTGCTTTTAGAAATAAAAGAAAGGAAGTTTGGTTTAATACATCTTCTAATAAAAAGAAAATGCTTACTGTTCCATTTGGAGAAGACCCTATGTATATAGTATCTTCTTATTTGCAGAGCGATGATGGTTTAGAGTCACTCAAAATGCTAGAAAGTTTACTAGAAGAGTAAGTCTAAACGCTTTAACTACAGAGAGGTCAAAAATAATTGACCTCTTTTTTTTTCCTTATCTTTGTAAAAAAGAAAGCAATGATAAACGCTGTTAGAAATACAGTTCTTGCTATACTAAACAAGAATAATTACGGTTATATATCTCCATCGGATTTTAATCTATTTGCAAAGCAAGCGCAACTAGATATTTTTGATGAATACTTTTTGGGGTATAACAATCAAATCAACAAAGAAAACGGTAGAGTGTCGGGTACTGGATATGCCGACATAACAAAAGGATATGAGGAGGTTATAGATACTTTTTCAGTAACTTCAAGTTTAGCAAACTCATCGGCAAATGTGTATTCAGTGCCAACCGCTGCAACTACTGGGTCTGATTATTATTTACTAAATAAGGTTTTAATATATAGCGAGGTAACTTCATCTGGTGTAACAACATCTACTGGTAGTGGTAATACAGCTTTAATAGACTCTACGGCCACTTTTCAGACTGATGGTGTAGCTGTAGGGGATACTGTATCTGTCGTGCTTAGCAACTCTGTAGTTACAAATTTAACAGTACAATCGGTAACAAGTGAAACTCAGCTTATAGTGAGCACTGCTGTATTGACTTCTTCAGGACTATATTACTCAGTTTATAAGGCTGCTAATTTAAAAAACGAAGCTGAGCAGGTAAACCATAGTAAAATTACTATGCTAAACAAATCAATGCTTACAGCTCCAAACATTACTTTTCCAGCATACACTCAGGAAGGGAGCTTGATAACATTATATCCAAATACAGTTTCACAGGTAGGGCGAGTGGTTTCTCAATATATAAGATATCCCAAAGACCCTAAATGGACATACGTTTCATTATCTGGAGGAGAACCTGTATTTGACCAGTCTCAATCAGACTATCAAGATTTTGAGTTACCTGAAGATGATGGAAACAATTTAGTTGCTAGAATATTACAATACGCTGGACTGTCTATAAGGGAAATACCTACAGTGCAGTTTGGACAGGCGCTAGAACAACAAGAAAACCAAGAACAATAAGATGGCATATTTATCACAATATCAATATTACGAGAATGCTGGAGCATCACCAACCAATAAAAATTGGGGGTCGTATCAATATGTAAGCTTGGAAGATATAGTAAATAATTTCCAGTTAATGTATTCTGGGAATCATTCTTTAATTAATAACGAAGAAAGATATAAAATATTGTTTCATGCAAAGCGTGGGATACAAGAACTTAACTATGATGCTTTTATGGAAATAAAAGCTTTAGAGCTTACAGTTTATGATAATCTCACTTTTGTTTTGCCTAATGATTATGTCAATTGGATTCGTATCTCACTGTATAAAGATGGCTGGCTAAGACCTTTAAATGAAAACATTCAAGTAAACTCAGCTCAGTCTTATTTACAGGGCTCTGGAGGAACACTTACATTTAATCCTGACGGAACTGTTGTAACTGCTGATTCTCAGTTAGATACAGAGAGAAAAAATGGGCAGCAAAAAAGTATTTATTTAAACCAAGAGAACGCTGAAGAACAAATACCAGCGGACACACAAGCGAATTGGTATGCTAATTATACTATAGGCGCTAGATATGGTTTAAACACGGAAACGGCAAATATTAATCCTACATTTAGAATAGATAAAAAAGCAGGGGTTATAAATTTTGATTCTACTATGCTTAATGAGAGCTGTGTATTGGAGTATATATCTGACGGAATGGAAGGAGGAGATGATTCGCAAGTTTCAGTTAATAAGCTTTTTGAAGATTATATATACGCTTATATTGAATATGCTATTTTAGGTAGTAAATTTAATGTTCAAGAATACGTTATAAATAGAGCTAGAAAAAGAAAAACAGCTCTACTTAGAAATGCAAAAATTAGATTAAGCAATATTCATCCCGGTAGATTACTTATGAATCTAAGAGGAGAGAATAAGTGGATTAAGTAAAATGGCAAATATTCAAAGAAATTTTATAACTGGCCGTATGAATAAAAGCCTTGATGAAAGGCTTGTACCAAACGGAGAATATGTAGATGCCTTGAACGTAAGGTTAGGTTCTACAGAAGACTCTGAAATTGGCTCAGTTGAAAATTCTAAGGGTAATACTAAAATTACTTCTATAAATTTCAATGGCATACCTTTAAGCGTAAATGCTAGATGTATAGGTGCTTTTGAAGATGGCGCTAATGATACTATTTATTGGTTTGTCCATGATTCAACTTTTGTTGATGGAGACACTGGAAAATTAGATTTGATTCTTTCTTTTAATGTTAAGACAAATACTACGACATATCATGTTATAAGTATCGATAATGGTCTTGGAGTAAATACAACATTAAACTTCAACCCTTCTTATCTAATAAATTCTGTTGACAGAGTTGGGGATTTGTTATTTTTTACAGACAATTATAATCCTCCAAGGTTTATCAATATAAATAGAAACTATCCCGACCCTATTAGCATTTCACCAGCGCCACCCACTCCAACGCCACCCACTCCAACGCCAGTCATTACAGATGGATGGATATTTACATCAGGACAAACAAATATAGGAGGTACTGATTTTTTTGGATTACATATTGGAACTTTACTTGGATGTCCAACAAGCATACCCTCTATTGGAGTTGGCGTTTCACCAACATCAACACAAATAGCTTTGCCAGGAGTGGATTGTTATCAAGCGTCATTTAGCAGTGTAACCAAGGGATTTGGTATTCAGGGGGTTGGAAATGTTAGCAGTCTAGCTTTGACACAATTTGCGCTAGACACAAGCGGAAATTCAGGCGCTGGCATAGTATCTATTGGACTTGTAAATGTATCTGGTGTTGGAAATCCAGGTACTGGTACTTTAAGTGGAACTATAACTGGTAGTGATGGCAGTAGCGGAACATGGTCTGTTAATTATTCAGATGCTGGAATACCCTCGTATACCGATGGCAATGGAGATAGTTTACAGCCAGAATCTACAGGAGAGATTATTATAAATGGACTAACATTAACTAATAATGTTACATATACAATTAATACTTAAAGATGGCATCATACTTAGACCAATTTTCTGAAGAATCTTTACTGGTTATAAAAAAACCACCAGTGAGTGCTCCCACTATTCAGCCAATAACTATAGCTGGAGATGAGGACTTTTTAGAGGAGCGTTTTATAAGTTTTGCCTATAGATACAGATATCAAGACGGAGAGTATTCTGCTACATCTCAATTTAGTGAGCCTTCATTTATTCCTAATTCTTTTGATTTTAGTTTGAATAGTTATTTGAATGAGGGAATGACTAACTCAACAAACGCTTGTATAATTACTTTTAATTCTGGAGGACCATTAGTTGTTGGTATTGATTTGTTATTTAAAGAGTCAAATAACTCTATAATTAAAGTAATTGAAAAATTAGATAAAGCTAACTTAGGGTATTCAGATAATCAAGATTACACTTACACTTTTAGTAATAGCAAAATATTTACAGTTTTACCAGAGTCTGAGATATTAAGACTTTATGACAATGTTCCTTTATTGGCTCAAGGTCAGACAGTTATGGGTAATAGACTGATATATGGAAACTATGTGGAAGGCTATGATTTAATAGACTTGAACAAGGCTCCTGTAAAGCTTGAGTATTCAGCCAATTTAGTTGCTGAAGAAATAGGTAATACAACCTTAAATAACTCTACAGTATCCGCAAATTATACCATACCTGATACGCAAACAACTTCCGTTACAGTACCTAATTCATTAGTTTATGTTGATTTAAGTGGTGCTGAGTTAATTGCTGGAGCATCAATAACTATAGATTTAAAAATAGAGCACAACCAATTTGCTCGCCCTTTTGGGGGTCAGACTCCTTTGCCTACAGAAACAACTACAAATGTAAATTTATCATTTACTTATGTGCTTCCTACCTCATACGGTTCTGTTTATGAGTTAGCTACAAGCGCTGATTTTTTGCAGAGAATAGGAACTGCTGGAAACATAGAAACTGTCGCAAACTCTTGTAATGGAACAACTTTTACAGACCAGTTTAATTGTGAGTTACCTGAAAATTTAGATTCTTTAACGAAATATCAAAGTGGTATAACATCAGGCAATCAACCGTTGTCGGTAATAGCTGTCCCTGGAAGCTCTCAAATAGGCATACAAGTTTTAGCTATGGCCTATACTCCAAATATAGGCGCTCCAATTTTTATTGATAATGTTTATGAATATTATTCTATAAATTTTGTTGAGGCTACATATCAAAAAATTGCTAATCCAACAAGTCTTCATAGTAACAGGGGTTATGAAATTGGTATTGTTTACATGGATGAATTTAATCGTTCATCTACAGCGCTTGTAAGCCCAGATAACACAGTTCAGATACCCTGTGCTAACTCAGCGTCAAAAAACTCAATACAGGTAACTATACCAACTACGCAGGTAGCTCCATCATGGGCAACAAGATATAAGTTTGTTATAAAACCAGATGAGGATACTTACGATACAATATATAGTAATGTTTATTTTGAAGACCCATCAAGTAATGCTGCATATTTTTTATTAGAAGGAGAAAGCGCAGCTAAAGTTGAAGATGGAGATAGACTTATAGTTAAGTCAGATATTAATGGTCCAACACAAAATTGTGTATATACTACAGTATTAGAAAAAGAAGTTCAAGAGGAAGGGTTTTTGACTATACCTACTGGTCAAACTGACCCAGTTACTGGAGACCCTATTAATGTATATGTTCCTGGTGGGCCATACATGAAATTAAATCCAAACAACTTTTCCATAGTAACTGATACAAGTGCAGGAGGTCCTTTTGTAATACCAGGTCCTCGTGAAGATACAGCAGATAGGAGGGGAGAAAATCCATTAGTAAACTATCCTGTAAATATTATAAATCCAGTGGGTACTGGACAGACTGCTTATATGGATTATACTATTCCAGCGGGCGCTAGAATTAAAATAGATATATCTCAAACAAGAACAGGAAGAGGCAGTTGCCCTGCTCGTTCAAATGTATTTAAGGCTGAATTTGTCTCTACTGAAACTTATGCTAATTTTGAAGCCTGGTGGGTTGGAGATAATATTGGAACTTTTCTTGTAGACGATAGTATTACAAGTCCATCTAATTACACAAACGTAGTTCTTCCTTCAGTTTCTCAAGCTGGAGCTCCTACTATTAATGATATTCAAACATCAGATTTAACAAATTATTATCAATTTTATACAGATACAACTTCAAACCAGACTTTTTTAATGGTAACTGGACCTGATGCTTGTGCGAGCGCTTCAATATATGAGGAAAGAAGGGCTACTGTAAATGTAAACATAGAGGTTATTAGGTTTAGCAGTACTATTGCTTTTGAAACAATTCCAGCAGATGCACTTCCAGATGTATGGTATGAAAATAATTTATCATTTCAAATTGGAGGTGATGGAGGGCATACAGGAAATGTACAGAGTCAAAACTTTTCAACTTCTCAACCAGCCATAATTGACACGGGATTTTATAACTGTTACGCTTTTGGTAATGGTGTTGAAAGCTATAAGATTAGAGACTCTATAAGTGGAAAGCAGCTTAATTTAGGAGATAGAGTTACATCTACTTCATCTGTAGATTATAAGCGAGCGCATAGATTTGCAGACCTTACTTATAGTGGTGTATTTAATGATGAAACTAATGTAAACAAACTCAATGAGTTTAACCTTGGTTTATTAAACTTTAAACCATTAGAAGAATCTTTTGGTTCAATACAAAAATTATTTGCCAGAGAAACAGACATACTCACGCTACAGGAAGATAAAATATCTTATGTATTAAGAGGAAAGAATTTACTTTCTGATGCAGCTGGAACAAGCACTCTTACTTCAGTACCAGAGGTATTAGGTCTTCAAATTGCAAGAATAGAGAATTATGGAATAAGTTCTAACCCAGAGAGTTTTGTTTCTTTTGGCCCAGACAAATTTTTTACAGATGCAAAGAGGGGCGCATTAATACAACTTAAAGGTGGTAACTATAAAGATGAACAGCTTGTTGTTATTTCAGAAGCTGGTATGCGTTCTTGGTTTAGAGATTTATTTATAGAATCTCCGGACACTCAGAAATTAGGTGGCTTTGACCCCTATATGAATGAATACGTTTTGTCATCTAATCAAGTGGAATTACCAAAACCAGTAGTTCCTTTATCTTGTGGTGTAAGCAAAAACTTAACTGTTTCCGCATCATCTCCAGCTTCATTTACTTTGGATATGTCTGAGCTTGTTGGGACATCAACGGTTACTTATACCATACCTTTTGAAGGAACTGACAACGTTATAACTGAATTAAGTTCAGAGGATGTTATTACGGAAACAGGAATTGACATTGTTAGTGAACAAGCTGTTTCTGGAACAGCTTACGTTATTAGTGTTAACTATAATGGCAAAACTTATAGTTCAGGAAACGTATTTGTAAGTGGTTCATTTACATTCCCTAAAGATGTGGTAAATGTAACTGAAGCAGTTGTGACTGTTTCTACCTCTAAAGTATCCGAAGATACAGTAGATGTGATGGTTTCGTGTCCAGTAGCTGATGTTATAACAATATACAATGTAGCGGTAACAAATAATAATGAAGCTGGCCAGTTTATTCATAACGAATATAGATGGACAGATGGTACATTTACTTCCCCTTTACATTCCAACTTGGTTACTTTTGCATCAGGCACTTCACAGCCTTTGGTTTCTCAATATACTTCAGTATCTGGACCTCAAGGAGCTGGAATAATACCGGGGGATGGAGCGAATGTAACAATTACTAGCAACAAAAAGACGGGTGATAATTTTGTGTTTGATGCCAACGTCAATAAGTTGAAATATTTAAGAACAAATACCCTTTATCAAAACAACAGTTCTGACATAAACTCGTTATTAGCATCGTCTACAAACGCGACTCCTATTATAACTACTGGAGCTCCAAATGTTTATTCAGCAAACTTTGTTATGCCTGGAAGCGGAAGCAATCTTTATATTATATGGGATTATAGAAAATCAACAGTAGCAAGTCTTTGTTATTCTACTTTAGATGCTCAAGACGCTTGTTGTAACTGTACTCCTACGCCAACGCCTGTGCCTACAGCACCGACTCCTGTTCCGGTAGCTCCTAGTCCAACGCCACCAGCTTATAGAACTATTTCTTTAAGCAATCCTCCTGGCAATAACACTACATCAGCCACCTGTTCAATTACAACCGGTTTAACGTATTACATTAATTATTCTTTTGCGATAACTAATGGATTAGCTATATACACAGACACAGCTTTAACTACAAAACTTTATACCAGTGACCCATTAGCAGCAGGATATACAGTATGGCTTAAAGATACTGGAGGAAATGGTGCGGAATATGCAGTTGATTTTGATTCAAACGGAAATGTAGATACAGTATTTGCTTGTCCTCCCGCTCCAACTCCAACGCCTGTGCCAGTAGCACCAACCCCATCGGGATTGTATTATGTTTATAATTCATGTGACCCAAGCTATGGCGCTGTAAGTGTATTCTTATCTACGCCACCAGCTCAAACTGGAGACAGAAGATATAGAATATCTAGCAATTCATACTTTGTTTACGATGGAAATCCGGGAACTATAACACCTACTAGCGCGGTTGAAACATTACAATTTACAGGACAAGCAGGATGTATTTAATAAAAAAATAAAATATAATGGCGACACCAGGGACATATTATTTTGATTCAGCAACCTTTAGCAGTGCAACTGCAATATATACTGATGAAGCGCTTACAACTTGCGCCCCCGATGGTATATATTCTGATGGAACAATTACAAGAAGACAAGTAAATTGTGTGTTAGAAGTTGCTCAAACTTGTCCTAGTTGTGTTTATTTTGCTTACAAAAAAACTACAGCACAAACATCCTCAAGCTTGGCTTGTAGTGATACCACATCAAGTGATATATATTTTAATACATCCACTCCTGGTAATGGAGATGTTGGATATACGGACACCGGTTTAACAACACCATTTGTTGGTGGGGATAGTTGGTATGGTTTAGACCAATCTGGGACTACACCATCTTTTGGCGTTATAATAAGCAATACCGGAGTATTAAGCAGTAAGACAACTTGTGTTGCTCCTACTCCACCTACTCCTGTACCAGTAGCACCTACTCCACCTACTCCTGTACCACCTACTCCACCGACACCTACAGCACCTACTCCACCGACTCCACCGAGCCCGCCAAGTTATAATTATTATTCTGCAGCACCTTGTGAAGGAGGTTCTACGGTTTACTTTAGAACAACCGGTTCATATAGCGCAGGAGAAGCCGTTAAGATAGATGCTTATGGCAATGTTTGTTATGAAGTAATTGCTGGAGGAGCTCCATCTAACACAAATGATGTTACGGCAAATTATTCTAATTGTACTGATTGTTTGCCAGCACCTACGCCTCCAACGCCTGTGCCTGTTGCGCCAACGCCTGTGCCTGTTGCACCAACGCCCGTACCTACTGCGCCTACACCTACAGGTAGCTTTACGTCTGGATGTCCAGTTCAATCGTTTACGCCAGGGAATAGTGGAACTGCTCCAATAACAGTTCAAACTAATGGTTCTTGGAGTGTAGCTGTAGGAGGAAATGCTTCTAATTATTTTACATTAAGTCCTGCCTCTGGTTCTGGAGCAACAACAGGAACTACAGTAACTGTTACTTATAATGGTAGTA